AGTGAAAGATAACCAACTTTGCACTGATGGTAATGTCCTTCGTATCCAATTAATCCCATCGGCTGATGTAGCCGCTACGTTTGAGCCCGCTGCCACAGCAACAAATAAACCATTGCCGTAGGTTACTGAACGCCAAAAATACGATGATGGTAATGTCCTGCTTGTCCAATTAATTCCATCGGTCGATGTAGCGGCTATGTTTGAGGTAGCTGACACAGTAACAAATAAACCGTTGCCGTAAGTAACAGAGAACCAATCTTCCGCTGGTGGTAATGTCCTGCTAACAAAATTCGTGAGCAAGTTAGCATTCGGATCTTCAACATCCACGGTCAAACTAATCCCCTGCATTCCCAAGCACCCAAACGAATCAAACCGCTTGCCCGGCGTAAGGGAGAACGATATTGACCCCGTTTCCTGCATGGTGCTGCCAACAGCATCATCAAAAGCCGCCCATCGGTTTGTCGGGGCGACAAATGCCCACAGTGTCGGCGATAAGTCAGGTTCGGCTGTGCTTGCGTGCGTGTTGAGTGCTTGCCAGACCTTTTGATCGTGTGATCTGCGGTCGCCAGTTGCCACGTTTTGACCAGACACCCATGGGGCAACGGCAACCAATGCCCCGGATTCGTTGGTGTACCAAAGGTCAGTTTGTTGCGCCTGTTCGTTGCTTATCATTCCCGCCGTTATCGGGATGCGCTTGATGAATTTCATGATGTTTTGACCGTCTCGCCGTTGATTGTTCGCACCGCCATTGAGCCGCCCTGCGTGGCGTTGTCCATGATCGACACCAAGCGATTGAGGGCATTAAATTGCGCCTGATTCTCGGCCTTGCTGTTCGTGGTCATTTCGTTGATACGGGCGTTTAGGGCTTCAATTTGCGAGCGCATGGCCTTGGTATCCTCGGCTGCGTTTGAGGTCAATATGGGCGTGTTTACGCTTACTGGTGCGCCCGTGACAATCTGATTTGTTCGCTCCAGCGAGTTGGCGACATTCGAGCGCATCACAGCAAGTTCAAGTGCGCTTTTCGCTTCCATAGCCGCCGCCTCGCTGATGGCACTCGCCACGCCGGATAGCTTGCCGCCAGCCACTTGGTCGCCAGCCCGTGTCGCGGCTGTCAGGATGGCAAACTCGCTTTGCAGGTAGGCCAAGCTGTACCCGGATTCGATTGCAACCATGCCGCGAATACGGTTCACTTCATTCATTAAGCCATCGCCGATAGACTTCCATGCGCTTCGGATTTTTTCAGTGTCTTCCAGCGCCTTAATCTGATCGTATATGGCCCGGTTAGATTCGTGCAGGGAGTCGCGCTCACGCCTGCGTAGCTCGGTGGTGTTGCCCTGAAGCTGCAACAACTGATTCTCAAGCTGGGTGCGCTGTTGCAGGACTTGCTGGGCAAACTTCACCAGCGCGTCCATCGATTCCGCGCCTAGCTTTTGAGCGAGTGCATCACCAAAGCCTCCCAATGCGTCATTGATGGCCTTGTTTCGCTGTTCTTCGTTCAGGCCGCTCAAATTCAGATCAATCGATTGAGTAAAGCCATTGATCGCATCGGCGTTCATTCGCAAAATTTGCGCCGCCTCACGCGCAGCAGAAAACATCTTTCCAATGGTCGAATCCATGTAAGCGTCAAGCTCGCCAGTCACCGCCGTGATGTTTGTGCCACTTCTGCCGCGCCTAAACCATCCGCCTTTTTGGGACCAGCTTTGAACTGACGATGTGTCGGCCCCTGATTCGCTGAAAGAGCCGCGCAGTGATTCGCCTGTGACTTGTTGTTTGCCCATGCCAAATCCCAGTTTGCCAATCAGTGCAGCGGCTGCAAGCGGGCCAGCCAACATGCCAAGACCTGCCGCCGCGCCAGCAGCGGATCCAGTTCCCAACAACGATGTCCCAGCGCCAAGCCATCCACCAAGACCGGAGCTAGCGATTGCACCAAAACCAGACCCAAGACCAGACCCGAGGGCACCAAGAACGCCGCCTATGCTGCCCATGCTGCCGCTTGATCCTCCCAGCATCTTCCCAATGCCTAGCAAGTCACCCAGCCCTCCAGCACTTGCGCCGCCAGCGCCACCCAAGCCAATGCCGCCAATGGTCGCCTGAATGATGGGACGCAAAACCATGGTCTTAAACATATTTTCCAGCGTGTCCTTGAGGTTCTGCCCAAAGTCCTTGCCTCTTTCAAAGCCACGCATCAAGGAATCAGTCAATGCATCTTCGATCTTTTCAGCCGTGCGCTTCCAGTCAGCCGCTGATTTTTCCGCCGCCCTGGTTGAAGCCTCACGCGCCTCTTTACTGCCGATCAGGTCGATCAGCTTTTTTCGCTCTTCAATCTCGCGCTCAATAGCCGCCACCGCTTCGGGGTTGCCCATGGCCGCGATTTGTTGCTCTTTCAGTTTGGCGATGTTGACCATCTCCACAGCTTGGGCGAGTGAGACATTCAACTCACGCGCCATTTTTACCGCCGCCTCTTCCAGTTGCAGTGACTCAACGCGCCTGATTTGAGCTTCTAGGCTTTGCTGGAAAGGCTTCAGGCTGTCTTCGTGCAGCTTGGTCATGGCCTCTTGGGCCTTTGCCGCTTCCTTGATAGCATCGGCCTCACGTTTTGCCGCGTCAATCATAAATGGCTGTTGCTCAAGCAATAGGCGCTGAGATTCCAGCAGTTGGTCAGTGCTTAATTTCCCGGACTTGTATGCCGCATCAAGCGATTCCAACTGCTTTGCAAATTCCGGCGAAAGCCCGGAATCTTTTGCAGTGAGCGATTTTTGAAGTTCAATACCGGCATCGATCAGCTTTCTTGTTTCGTCTGTGGCCTTTTCAATTGCCCCCGCATATTTTCCCCTGATGGCCTCTTCCACGTTTTGAGGGACCATGCCGCCAAATGCCTTGCGAGCCTTTTCAAGCTCTGCATTCATTTTTTGAGTGGCCGTCATTGCGCCGTCAATGAATTTCTGACGCTCCCCGGCCATGGCCGCATAAGCCTTGCCCTGCTCTCGCATCAATGCGGTGTCGCCGCTGCCAATTGAGCCAGACCCGCCGCCCGCCTTGATTGCCGCTGCATCCAGCTTTTCGATCTCTTTGCGCAAGCCTTCGATTTGTTTCCGGCGCGCCTCTACGTGCTGCATCGCCGCCGCTTTTGGTGGCCCATAAATGCTTTTCTCGACTGACTTGTTGGTTTCTTCCAATCGCTTGATTGTCTCAACCATGCCCTCGCGGGTCTTTGCAAATGCGTTGTTGTACGCATTCATGCCAGCAATAGCCCCACCCACTGCACCAATGCCAAGCAAGACAAGGCCCACGGGGTTAGCAGCAATAACCGCTGTCAGCGCCGTAAACGCCGCAGTCACAAGGCCGATAGCGCCCGCCATTTTGACGATGCCCGCAACGACCGCCGCGCCAGCCAGTGCGCCCGTAATCGCCAAAATTCCCGCCTTGTTGTTTTCGATGAAAACGCCCAGACCATCCATGGCCGAACCGACCGACCTCATGGCCGAAGCGACGCCAGCACTTGCGCCCGTCAATTGGTCAAATTGCCCGATCAGCTTTGTCGTGGCGTTTGCCATAACGATGTAAGCCTGTCCGGCTGTCAGTGTGGAGTTGGCCACCTCGCCCTTGAGTACGCCAGCTTGCGATTCCAGCGCGCGAATGACGGCATCGCTCGTCAGCTTGCCGTCTTGACCCATTGCGCGAAGCTGCCCACGGGTGATGCCCAAACCGTCTGCAATGGCTTGGGCCAGTCGTGGTGTCTGCTCCATGACGCTGTTCAATTCTTCTCCGCGCAATGTGCCAGATGCCAAGCCCTGTTGTAACTGGATCAGTGCCGCATTCATGCCTTGCGCACTACCCCCGGATACAGCCATGGCGTTACCAATGGCCTCAGTGACTGTCAGCAAGCGGCCATAGCTCAGGCCCGTATCCTCCGTTGCCCTGCGGATTTGCGCAAACGTGCCGCCCAAACTGGTGAACGACACCCGCGATTGCTGGGCGATGATGTAGAGGTCTTTGTAGGCTTGCCCAGCAGCCTGAGCGGTGCCCATCGCCAGTTTCAACTGGTTGTTGAGCACCGTCACCGAATCGGCCACGTTGATAAATTGCTGCGCTAGGTTTGCAGCGGCCAAAGCGCCAGCAACGCGCCCGATAAAGCCCGACATATCGCCGAGCGCCTGGTTGCTTTGCTTCGCCATCCTCACGGTCGCTTGCTCGGTCTTTGCCGCTTGATTTTCCACGCTTGCAAGATCACGCCGTGCGGACATTGCCTCACGGGTGTCTATTGCGATTTTGAGCGTGGCGATGTCCATGGCTTGATTTTATCGGGTGCGGTTAAAAAGCGGTAGCCTACCTGGACGCCATTTTCTTTAGCCAGCCCTGCATTGCATCGGTTGCCGCCTTGACGGATTCCTCACGGACATCTGGTGACCATGGCGGTATGCTTCTCGGATCCGTGTATTGGCTTATGCCGTTGGCGTAGATGCGCGATAGCCGAATCATTGTGCTGCACTCCCAGCCCGTCAAAAGTAAGCCTTGGTTTTCCTGCCACGCCACCAAGTCACGATCACACAATGGGGCCAGCCCCATGCCACTTGACAGCACGGGGCCAGCCTCAAAAAGCCATTCGATCAAATGCCCGCCCCAATTAAGAGGCGGAAATCTGCTTTGCGGGTTTTGCTCTAAGCGTGACTGCTTGGACTTTTCAGGCACCGCATGTAAAAACGATGCGTGCCTGACGTAAAGATCCAGAGCCGCGCTTACTTCTGCAAAAAATTTGAGCGATCCTGAACGAACGACTCAACTTGCTCACGAAGCCATGCCATGCCAGCGTCTGCGTACAGATCACGGGCCGCTTCCTTGGTGAACTCGACGGGATTGCCGTCGATGCCGTCAAGGGTCCAGCCAATGGTCAACAGCACCAGGTCATCCAATGCACGTTGCTTAGTTTGTTCGTGAACCAGTTTTGGCGGTTTGTGCGTTGCATTGACGTGCTCAATCATGGCCCGCTCACGCTTGGCGATGTGCTCTCGGTAGATCCGGGAATCAGTGCCCAGCAGGGTGATTGTCTGGCCATCCATGGGCAGGCTGGACTCGGGGTGACGAATGGTCATAACGACACCATCGTCAGCGGCAACGGTTTTCAGTTGAAAAATAGACATGCTTTGTCCCTCAAAGTTACAACCCGGAAAAGGTGATGCGCCAGCCGGTGGGTTAGGTCGGCGTTCGGGGGCTACCCTAGGCGCATCAATGGGGTCAGTTTGCGTCGTAAACAACGGTCGATGTCACGGCCAAACCGACAGAGGCTTGGGCGATTGCATCAGCATTGCCGGGGGTGTAGCGGAATGCGTTGACGAAGGCCACGAAGTAGGCAAAGTCGCCGTTTGCCAAAGCAACACGGACGCTCACGCGCTTGTCGCTCGTTGGCGTGCCTTCGGCCTTGGTGCGCAAAATGCCCTCACCAGCGTCTGAGCCGGTCAAGGCCAGCGGCACGGTCAATTCGCCATTGTCAATCGAGCCGCCGCGCTTGATCGTGATGCCAGTGGACAATGGCACGAATGTTGCAATGGCTTGCTGCACGCCGAACTCGGGCACTTCGGAGGCAAGGCCAACCGCCGTGTATGTCAGGGCTTCAAAGCCCGTCAAGTTTTCAGTGGTCGGGAGGGATGCGGAAACGGCAAGAACCGTACCGACGGAGGAAAAAACGTCATTGGACATGATGAATCGCTTTCAAAAAATTAAACGGGTTGGATGAGTTGGGCAGAAATGCCAGTGCCGCCCGTGAGGTTGACGACTGAGCCTTCAAGCCATCGCTCGATGGTGTTCAGCGGGATTGCCACGGTGGCACCAGCCGCGATAGCACCAGTGGAAAATCCACCAGTCAGCGACACGGGGCCGATACCGCTGACGCTTGCAGACGTTGCCGTGTTGCCTTTGATGTTGACCGTAAGCGGGCCAGCGGTGCCGTTGCGCAAAATCAAAATTTGATTCAGCGCCTTGTCATAGGTAAGCGTGTCAGCGGCGGTCATGGTGGTCGTATTGACTACCGTGGCCCCCACAGCGCTTGCCGTGGTTGGGGTGATTAATGCCATGAAAAACCTCTTTGCAAAAAGATTGCCCGGAATTGGGCGGATTTAATTTTACTATCGGCCTTTGATTTGCGATAGGGCCAAACTATCTTGCAGTTCGGCGATGGATACGCGCACCATCCCGGCGGGGGCTTTGATGCTCGAATGGCCCTCGTACTCGATGCGGTATGCGTAGGGCAAATTGTTGGACAGCCAAAACACGCGCCCGGTCATTTGCTTAATGGCAGGCATGGCCGCTTGGATCGTGGCTTGGCCTGATTTGTCTTCGCGCTCAATCGTGCCCGTGGCAGGCACGTCGATGGTTGCCTGCCAGTTGCCGCGCAGCCGCCCGGTGTCCACGGGGGTTTTGTTGACCACGCGCCGGACAAGCTCAAAACCAGTGGTTCTAACGGCCTTGTCCACGTTGCCGTTGTATTTTTTGACCAGCTTGGAAATGTCCAGCGCAAAAGTCATGCCACGCCCCTAAAACGGATCGAGACAGGCACAGCCCAGCGGTCGCCGGATTCAAACCCACCACTTCGCCACGTTGTCAAAATGGTGACGCTTTGCCCGCTATAAACCAGGCGCAGGCCGCGCGGGAAAGCATTGAGCACAGCACTGACCTCAGCGATTGAACCGCCCTTGGTCGAGCCTTTACGCGCCATCACGGTCACTTGGTAAATGCCGCCAAGGATGTCAGCTTGAAACACGCCAAAGGGCAGGGCCTCGCCCGGCATGAATGATTCTTTGAGATAAGCGCCCGTGGCAGGCGGGGTGAATGACGGGCCATTTTCCCAATGTGTAGGCAGGTTCAAGGTGTTGAGCCTTGTTGCCAGCGCCGCCGCGATTTTATCAATGGGGGCCATTAATTGCGCCTCAGTTGGCAGATGTAAATTACGTCCTGACCCGCTTTGCGCACAGGTCGCACGGTCATGACGCGGTACGTCACGCCGTCAATCAATGCCGTGCAGCTTGCTTCAGGTCGTTGGGCTATGCGCTCCAGAATCAGGCGTATGTCACCCGCTTTAATGAGGCTGTCGTCCACCTCATTCGCGCCGTATTGACCGGGGTATCCTTTTGCGGTGTATTGCTCGCCGCCCGAACCAGGCACAGGCGCACCAGTTACCGGGTCGAAGCTCGGTGAGCCGGGGAACGTCACCACCACCGCCTCGCCGAACTCGGCAAGCATGGCGGCTGCGTCCGCTGCGTCTTGGTCGGCTTCGGTCACACGCGCACCACTTTCACCGATTGAAAACCGCCGCCATCACTGGCCGAAGTGGTCAGGATGGACAACATACGCGCCACCATCGGGAACCGCTTTGCTGGGTCACTGTTGTCGGCATAGGTGACTTCGAGCACGTCCACCTTTTTCTTGGCGACACGCTGTTTCTGGTCTTCCACCAATGGGCCGTCTTGCACCTTCAATGCGAGTTCGCATACGGCGTTCATCAGCGCGGGGGGAATGTGGTTCGATGCAACATCAAACCCGTCGATCACCACGTACTTGCGCGGCCATGCAAGCGCCTGCACAGCCGTGGCTTTTTGACCCTTGAAGCTCTGCCCGTAGGTCGCCTCAATGTAGTCGGTCGCCTGAATCAAGTTGGCTTGTTTGGCAGGTGTTCCAAGCAATGCCCATGCCGCGCCGTTGCGTGCTGCAAAGTAAGCATCGGCAAAGGCCACGGATGCGTAGCTGTTCGCGTCAGATTTCCCGGTTCCATCTTCAACGATCATTTAGAACCTCGTCAGTTTTGGCTTCACCTTCGCAGGCAAAACGGGGGGAGGCGGCAGCTTGTCGCGGTTGGCATCGTTCCACGCCACCACTTCGGCGAAGGTCATTTCGCGGTTTTCTGTCGGCGCTTCGGTTTGCGCCTCGGGTGCGTCAGCTTGCGCGTCAGCTTCGGGTGCATTGCCCGGCTTTGGTGGTCGCCCACGGCGTTTTTCTTCGTTCATATGTACCCCAAAAAGGCAGGGCCGAAGCCCCGCCAGTTCGATCAATGTCAGATCAGTTTGTGACCAGGAAGGCGATAGAAACCGCCTTGCGCTCGTAAACGCGGGTCCAGTTGGTCACGTCTCGCAACTCAGCCACGGTCGGCGAAGTGCCAGCCACGGCAGCGCTGTTGAAGGCGTAGCCCATGGGGTGCATCAACAGGGTTTTGCGGTTGTAGAGGATCTCCACGCCCGCGCCATTGCCTTGGTCTGCTTTGCGCTCCACTTCCACGGGGGTCAACGGGGTGCCCTCACCCAAACCAATAGCGCCAGCACCGAACAGCACTGAGGTGTATTCGATAAGGCCGCTTGTGGAATTGAGCACAGCAGGCATACCGTCATCAATGACGATGCGCTTTCCCAAGTAGGTCGGGATGGTCAACAGGCCTTCGCTGTCTTTCACGAAGTCGATGTCGTTGTTGTCCACCATGCGCTTGTAAATCACCGAATGAACGGCAATCGCGCCAGTGTTCTCGAACGCGTCACCCAAGGTGAAGGCTGCACTGGTGAAGTTGGCACGGGTGAAGCCGTTCTCAGCAGCAGCAGCGCCAGATGTGGCGCGTGCAGCGTTGAATCGCATATCGCCAGAGTTGGCCGCGATGTTGTCAGCCAAGAGGCCACGGGTCATGCTCAGCAAGCGCGATTGATAGGCACGCTCCCAGTAGCGAGACACACGGGCCGCAATGCGCTCCATGGCGTTGGACCCGGCAACTTCAGAGGCCAAGTCGGTCGCGCTCCAAGATTTGTTCAGGTACGCGATGCGGGCGACTTGCTTGCCGGTGTCGATCTTGTCGGGGGTCGACTTTACGTCTGGGTCATCATTGGAAATGTTTGGCTCGTTGTTGGCGAGGTCTTTCCAGAATGGCACGTCCACAATTTTTCCGCCGCTGTTGGCCTTTGCCACCAACAGGGGGTTTGTGGCGATAACGCCGGACTGCCAAAAGGCGGATTTTTCCATCGTGTCTTGGGCCATGTAGTCCAAAAACACTGCGGGTTCGATGATGTCGGAAAGTCTAACGGTTGCCATGATGATGATCTTTCAAAAAATTAGCCTGCGGTTTTTGCCGCTTCGTAGGCTTTGGGGTCGGTACGGTAGAGCGCCGTGCGCTCCTCGGAGGTCATTTCGGCGAACTTCTTGGCATTGCCAGTCTGTCCGCCACCAGTTGCACCGCCGCCGCTGTTTTGGGTGGCCGCGATGAAGTGCTTACCGCCTTCAGTCGCCCATCCCTTGACCGCTTCGGCCAGTGGCTTGTCACCAATCAACGCCTGATACTGCCCTCCATCTGCCTTAATCGCGGCTTGCGATTTCAACAGTGCTTTGGCCGCATCCATGAATTCGGGCTTCACGCCAGCTTTCGCCAGTGCGTCAGACAATCCACCTTCGATCAGGTAGCTTTGCAATGCGCCGTCCTTTTCAGTCAGGGCCAGCTTCAGCTTCTCGATCTCGGTTTTGCCCGACTTTTCAGCCGCGCTCAGTTTGCCGGTCAAAGTCTCCACCTCAGTTTGCAGTCGCGCATGTTCTCCAGGGTCGATTTCAGCGCCTTGGGCTTTCGCCTTGGCCACTTTCAATTCGCCCAGCAACTTCGCGTTGTGCGCCTTGACGGTTTCGAGTTCGGCTTGCAGTTCTTCAGGTGTTTTCATTGGTGTTTGCTCACAGAGCGTTAAAGGCCACTGGCC